ATTGCCCATGACGAAGTAAAGCTCTCTGGTAAATTAGGAATATTCTATCCTGATTGGACCAATGAGATAACCCTACCCAATGATGCTACTGCTGATGAAATCATGCAGGCCATCAACGAAGGGTTAGATGACCTTAAAAAGAAAAACCCATAACGGAGACTAAAATGCAGGATAAACAAAAACATTATTTTCATCTCGTAGCAGCAGAAGTCATGTTCTCTGATCCAGAGAACAACAATGCTATTGGCAGCATGAAAATAAACACCATGATTAAAACTCCTGATAATCTGGTTCGAGCCAAAATGATTGGCCAAGCTCAACAGGCAGCACAGCTATCCATGTTCAAAAAGCTGGGTGATGTGCCACTTCAAGTCGTTGACGTATTCATTCTATCGATCAGCAATCTTGGTCGTATGACTGATAAATATTTCTCAGATATGGGTGATGTGTCTGAAACAGCTATGCTGGAACCAGTACAAGAAAAGACGGTGTTTGACTCATGAAGCAAGAAACAGAACTCAAAGGTGGTTTCGTAAACTACTATCTGACCAATGTTCTGTATCCCCAGCGTACAGAGCAGCAGCCATATCAGGCTGAATGTGAAGATATTATCTACAGCCTTCAGCTTACTCCTGATGAAGCCAATATCTTCAAGGAGATTTGGCGCTCTGCAAATGCACGTTTGCATAACGGAAAACCCGGTCATAGCCCATTGTATGGCGCTCAGAAGATCGTGCATTATGCAAATCGCATCCTTCGTCACAAGACCAATGAACAACTAAAAGGCACGAAAGATGACCCAGCAAACTTCTTCAAAGACGCAAAGTGATACGGACAGTCTAGGTAAATTGGTGAGGGATTATTTTTCCCTTGTAGACACCAATTATTCTGGTCTACTGTCCTCTCCCCCTGTCAAATATAAGCTGTTCCAGCTTGAGAACAAAATACGTAGCAGGGTCAATGCAGCACCAATGAGTGCTCAGAGGATAAAGGAATTGACGTGAGAATAACCAACACATCTGATGTGAGTTTGCCTCTAGCTGTTTGGCTCATAGACGACGAATACGACTATATCAAAACAGACAATCCTTACATCTCTGTTACCACATTGATGAAGCCCATCAGGCAAATACTTTTACCTGAGAGAATACCCGTCGAACAACGTCAATCTGACGTCGTAGACTACATTGCACGAGCAATGGGTAGCTCCATGCACACTTCAATCGAAAGAGCATGGACCAAGAATTATAGACGATCCTTGGCTCTTTTGGGTTACCCAGAAGGTATGATTAATCGTGTTATGATTAATCCATCTGATGAAGAATTGGATGCCCATCCAGACCCCATACCTGTCTATCTTGAGCAACGTGTGCTCAAGGAATTCAAAGGATGGACCATTGGTGGTAAATTCGACATGGTAGCTGAGGGACTGGTACAGGACTTCAAATCTACCTCAGTATGGTCATGGGTACATGGAACCAGAGATGAGGACCATGTAGTCCAAGGCTCACTATATAAATGGCTCAATCCAGATAAGATCACAGGTGATTTTATCCGTATCAACTACATCTTCACCGATTGGACGAAGATGATGTTGGCTAATACACCTAACTATCCACCTCGTAAGGTGATGCACAAAGACATTAGGCTTTGGAGCGTTGAAGATACTGAAAAGTGGGTAGCTGCAAAGCTGAACCAAATAAATAAGCACAAGAATTCCTTGGAAAAGGATATTCCACACTGCACAGATGAAGAGCTATGGCGTTCTGATCCAGTATTTAAATACTATTCAGACCCTGCAAAAGCATCTGACCCAAAAGCCAAATCGACTAAAAACTTCCCTACTCGTAGAGAAGCAGACCAGTACAAGGCTGAAAAAGGTAAAGGCATTGTTATAGAAAAACCCGGAGAAGTAAAAGCCTGTGGCTACTGCTCTGGATACGATGCCTGCACCCAGAAAAACCAATACTTTAACATCTAAATACACTGGGAGAATTGGTATGATTGACCTTACTGGGGTCAAGCATCATCCTGCAATCGAAGAGATTGTGGATGTGCTATGCAATAAAACTCAAAATACAGACCGTGGATTTTTCCAAACTGAAGCTGCCTATTTCTTAGGCAAAATAGCTTCCACAATGAGAGCTACGATTGTCACCAAAGATAGAGGTGACATCCCTGTAAATATCTATGCTTTGGCTCTGGCCACGTCTGGATATGGTAAGGGCCACTCTATCTCTATTATTGAGAACGAGTTTCTTGCTCAATTCAAGAAGCGTTTCATGTCAGAAACCCTCAAGGTTCTGGCTGAACAAAGTATGTGGAATTTGGCTCATGAACGGTCACTCAAAGACCTGATCGATCCACAAGAGCACTTCGAACGTATTGAGAAGGAATTTAACGCCTCTGGAGCGTATCCATTCACTTTCGATAGTGCAACACCCCCAGCAGTCAAACAGCTTCGTCATAAGCTTCTGGTGGGCAATATAGGTGCTATCAATCTACAGATTGACGAAATCGGTTCCAACCTCATTGGTTCAACCGATGTGCTCACCCTGTTCTTGGAGCTTTATGACCAAGGTATGGTCAAGCAAAAGCTCATCAAGAATAGCAGTGAAAACACTCGTAATGAAGAGATTGACGGCAAGACCCCAACCAATATGCTGCTATTTGGTACTCCATCCAAATTGCTGGATGGTGGTCATAATGAAGATCAATTCTACAGTTTCCTAGACATAGGTTATGCTCGTCGTTGTATCTTTGGTCATGGCCAACATCATCAACGTGCATATGAAACTATGACACCCAAGGAAATCTACCAGAAATCCATTCAGCAGGCTAACAGCCCATCTGTAAATAAATGGGCAAGTCAATTCCATCGATTGGCTGATCCAGCCATGCACAATTGGCGTATGACAGTTGCTGATCCAGAAGGAGAAAAGCTGGTCGAGTATCGAATTGCTTGTGAGCGTGAAGCTGACAAGATGCCTGAGCATGAAGAAATCCGTAAGGCTGAAATGAGCCACAGATACTTCAAAGCTCTCAAATTGGCAGGTGCATTTGCATTTGCTGATGAGAGTAGCTCTATCGATATGGATCATCTTCTCTCTGCTATACTGCTGGTAGAAGAGTCAGGTGCAGCTTTCCAAGCTATCCTGAACAGAGAAAAGTCCTACGTTAAGCTGGCTAAATACATTGCTGACGTAAAGACAGAACAGACCCATGCTGACCTATATGAGGCTCTGCCCTTCTATAAATCAGGTAATGCTGCTCGTAATGAGATCATGACACTGGCTACAGCATGGGGCTACAAGAAGCACATCATCATCAAGAAGTCATTTGTTGATGGGATCGAATTCTTCAAGGGTGAAACCCTAGAGGAGACTGATCTTTCAAAGCTCCGTATCTCTTACTCAGATCATTATGCTTATAATTATCTGGCTGAGACAGCACCATTCGATCAGCTACATAAGCTGACCCAATTGGATGGTATGCACTGGGCTAACCACCACTTCAAAAACGGTCACCGTGCTGAAGAAAACGTCTTGTCAGGCTTTAATATCATAGCCCTCGACATTGACGGTGGTGTGTCCATTGATATGGTTCACGACATTCTCAAAGAATATAAGTTTATGACTTATACAACTAAGAGACATACAGCCACTGAGAACAGATTTAGATTATTAATTCCTATGAATTATTATCTAGAGTTGGACTCTGATGAATATAAAGAATTCATGGCTCATGTTACTGAGTGGCTTCCATTCAAGTTGGATGAAGCTGCGAACCAAAGAGCAAGGAAATGGGAAACATATTCTGGTGGTACATACCATTATAATATGGAAGGACAGCTTTTAGATGTCCTAGACTTCATTCCTAAGACCAGCAGAAACGAGTCATATAAAAATACAAGTAAAGAACTCCAATCTCTGGACAATCTGGAACGATGGTTCGCTCAACGTATTGCTCTAGGCAATCGTAACAACAACATGGTCAAATTTGCTTTGGCCTTGGTGGACTCAGGTATGAGCCTGATGGATGTCACTACGAAGGTGAAGGAGTTTAACGCCAAGTTAAACAACCCGTTACCTGAGAGTGAGATCGATAGCACTGTCCTTCAGACGGTTGCTAAGAAGTTCGTTCACAATTGAACCATAGATAAAGGGTAGCTCTTTTCTTGGCTCCTGAGCCTAGTTTGGAGCTACCTACATCTGGATAGGAAACCCAATGTCAGACGACGTTAATGACCAATTAGTACTTATCTGTGGAGCACCTGCCACAGGTAAATCAGCTTCTCTGATGAACATCAGGGAAAAAAACAAATGGATGTATCTCAATGCTGAAGCAGGAAAGAGACTGCCATTTAAAAACGACTTCATGAACCTTCGTATCGAAGACCCATACCAAGTGAACGAAGCTTTCGATCACGGTACTGACAACCCTAATATCAACGGTTGCATCATAGATAGTATGACTTTCTTGATGGATATGTACGAGACACAATATGTGTTAAATACTGCCAACACCATGCAGGGGTGGAGCAACTATCAGCAGTACTTTAAAATCCTGCTGCAATCCAAGGTAGTCAGGTTCAAAAAACCTGTCATCATCACTGCTCATATCAAGGATGAGCTTGATGAGAAAGCAATGGAATACCGTACTTCAGTACCCGTCAAGGGAGCACTGAAAAATAACGGTATTGAAGCCTATTTTTCGACCATCGTGTATACGAAAAAGGTAGCTCTCACAGAGCTAGAAGGCTATAAGAATCCTCTTCTGAATATTACAGAAGATGATGAGATGCTTGGTTATAAGCACGTCTTTCAGACACGACCAACCAAGCAAACCGCTGGAGAACGAATCCGGTCACCAATGGGAATGTTTCCTCGTGAACAAACGTACATCGATAACGATGCTCAGGTGCTGTTGGATCATCTGGATAAATTCTACAAAAGCTAAATAAATCAAAGAAAGAGAGTAAAATATTATGGGAATGTTCAGCGACGCAAAAACTGAAGGACTCGAACAGACTGAAGATCGTCTTGGAGGTTATGCTCCACTAACGACTGACGCCTATCCAATGACCATTTCGGTAGCATATGCTGGTGCAAGCTCTGGTGGAGCCAAAAATGTAACCATCATTGCCAAGGATGATTCTGGTAAAGAATACCGTGAAACGGTCTACTATACCAACAAGAAGGGTGAAAACTTCTTCACCACTAAGGAAGCTCCTGACAAGAAAATTCCATTGCCCGGTATGGTCATCATCGATCACATCTGTTTGGCTGCTACTGAGAAGCCATTGGCTGACCAAGAAACTGAAGAAAAGATTGTCAAAATCTGGAACAGTGACGAGAAGAAGGAACTGCCTACCAGTGTTAATGTCATCACTGCTCTGACAGGTAAAAAGGTTATTTTGGGCGTCCAAGAGAACCTTGAAAACAAGTCGGTTAAGCAGGGTGATGCTTACGTAGCAACTGCTGAAGAACGTAAGACCAACAACATTGTGAAGGTCTTCCACTTCCCTACCAAGCTGACCATGACTGAAGCTCAGACAGGCGTTAAGGAAGCTGCTTTCCATGACGCATGGGTCGAACGCAATAAGGGCAAGGTCCAAGACAAGCGTACCATCAAGGATGGATCGGCTGGCACTGCTGGACGTCCTACTGGTGGAGCACCTGCTGATAATGGTGGTGGAACTGTTAAGAGTTTATTTGGTTCTTAAACCTTGTCAGCATAAGTTTATAGTATATGTATGGTCTCTGGGTAACCGGAGACCATCATGTACAGAATAGACTTACCACTTCATATTATTATGGATAGTGGGAAGAAATACCCTCTTAATCTTAATTATTATCGAAACGCTCATCATAGAACTAATGCTAGAGCCAAGGTATTATTCCATGAAAGAATAATTCCAAAGCTCAGAACTTTACCACAACTTGGTAGAGTGAAGATAGAATACCATGTTTATAAAAAAACAAGGGAACTATTTGACGTTAGTAATATCTGTAGTGTGGTTGATAAATTTTTCTCTGATACATTAGTGTCAGCAAAAATAATAACAGATGACAATTTTACTATTTTACCCAAAATAGAATTCTGTTATGGGGGTTATGATAAAGCCAATCCACGAGTGGAGGCTTATATCATTCCCTTAGACCAAACGGATGAGACCACATCCACAACCCAGAAAGACAATACAATGCAAATTACGATTGTAGAATCTGAGATCAAGCAGGCTATCTCTGACTTCATCCAGACCCAAATTTCCATCAATGACGACATGAAGATCACTGTAGACCTGAAAGCCACTCGTGGTGATTCCGGTATGCAGGCTGTGATCGACATCAGCCCGTACAGCGAAGAGCCTGTAGCTGCCCCCAAGAAGGCTTCTACTGCATCTGATGCTTCGAAGCCCCGTGGTCGTCCACGTAAGTCGGAAGCCATTGAGGTTACCATCAAGAACAACGAAACCCCTGTCGTAGCTCAGGCTCAACAGGAAGCTGCATCTGAAGCTGCATCTGAAGCTGCTGTAGAGGCTGC